ATAAAAAATAGAATTAGAAAATTAGTAGCGGAAGGTAATAAGTTTGATATGGTAGTATTAGATTATATTGATTGTATATTACCCGATAAACATTTTAATGAAAGTTGGCAAGGTGAAGGGTTGGTAATGAGACAGTTTGAAAGTATGTGTAATGAGTTAGATGTAGTCGGTTGGACAGCCTCACAAGGTAATCGTACTTCAATAAGTGCGGAAGTGGTAACGACAGATATGATTGGTGGGTCTATTAAAAAAGCACAGGTAGGGCATGTAATTATTACTGTAGCAAAAACTTTACAACAAAAAGAAATGGGTCTTGCGACTATTGCTATTACTAAGTCTAGAGTAGGGAAAGACGGTATTGTTTTTCAGAATTGTACTTTTAATAATGAAACCTTAGAAATAGATACGGAACAAGCACAAACACTATTAGATTTAGAACACCAACGAGAAGAACAGAACGCTGAAAGAGTAAGACAGGCACTGGAAAGACGGCGTCAAACAATAAATAACCAATAATTAAAATTAACGTATGGAGATTGCAAGTAAAATTTTATCAGACATTACCGTATACATGAAGTATGCAAAATATTATCCAGAACTTAATAGAAGAGAAACGTGGGCAGAATTAGTTACACGTAATAAGAACATGCACCTCAAAAAATTTCCACACTTAAAGGAAGAAATTGAAAAGAATTATAAATTTGTCTACGATAAAAAAGTACTCCCCTCTATGAGAAGTATACAATTTGGGGGAAAACCCATTGAGATATCCCCAAATAGAATCTATAACTGTGCTTATATGCCTATAGACCATATCGATACCTTTAGTGAATGTATGTTTTTATTGTTAGGTGGAACAGGTGTGGGGTATTCTGTACAGAAACATCATGTGGAAAAATTACCCCCAATAAACAAACCATATCCAAAACGTAAAAGGAGATTTTTAATTGGGGATTCTATTGAAGGCTGGGCGGATTCTATTAAAGTATTGATAAAATCGTATTTAAATGGAAAAGGGTCCAGAATTGAGTTTGATTATTCGGATATTAGACCTAAAGGAGCGAGATTAGTTACTTCTGGTGGTAAAGCACCGGGACCCCAACCATTAAAAGAATGTTTAGTTAAAATAGAAGGATTATTAAGTGAAAAAGAAGATGGAGATAAACTTTCTCCAATTGAGGTCCATGATATTGTATGTTATATTGCAGATGCAGTTTTAGCGGGAGGTATTAGACGGGCAGCACTTATTTCTTTATTTAGTGCAGATGATACTGAAATGATAGGATGTAAGTCAGGGTCTTGGTGGGAATTAAATCCACAAAGAGGCAGGGCAAACAATTCAGTGGTATTAATGAGACATAAAATCACCAAGGAATTTTTTCTAGATGTATGGAAACGTGTAGAGTTAAGTGGAGCGGGAGAACCAGGAATTTATTTTTCCAATGATAAAGACTGGGGAACCAATCCTTGTTGTGAAATTGCTTTACGACCCTACCAATTTTGTAATTTATGTGAAGTAAATGTTTCAGATATTGAAACACAAGAAGACCTGAATGAACGAGTTAAGGTAGCTACATTTATAGGAACCTTACAAGCAGGTTATACTGAATTTCATTATTTAAGAGAGGTATGGCAAGAAACTACAGAAAAAGAAGCTTTAATTGGTATTAGTATGACGGGTATAGGCTCGGGAAGTGTATTAGGATACGATATGTCAAAAGCCGCCAGTTTAGTTAAAAGAGAAAATACTAGAGTATCTAAATTACTGGATATAAATCCCGCAGCTAGATGTACAACAGTTAAACCAGCAGGGACCACTTCATTAACATTAGGAACGTCATCAGGTATTCATGCTTGGCATAATGAGTATTATATTAGAAGAATGAGGGTAGGAAAAAATGAATCCATTTATAATTATTTGGTAACTTACCACCCGGAGTTAATAGAAGATGAATATTTTAGGCCACACGATACTGCAGTTATTTCTGTACCCCAAAAAGCACCAGAAGGTGCAATTATGAGAACCGAATCTCCATTTCAGTTACTAGAAAGAGTTAAAAAAGTATCCAAAGGGTGGGTTAAAGCAGGACATCGAAAGGGTTCTAACACCCACAATGTATCTGCTACAGTTTCACTCGAAGAAGCAGATTGGGAATTAGCTGGAGAATGGATGTGGGAAAATAGAGAATATTATAATGGGTTATCTGTCTTACCTTACAATGGAGGTTCCTATAAACAAGCTCCTTTTGAGGACTGCACTAAAGAAACTTATGAAAAGATGTTAAAAAGTTTAACGGAGGTTGACTTAACAAAAATTATAGAGTTAGACGATAACACTAACTTAACAGGAGAACTTGCATGTGCGGGAGGACAATGTGAAATAGATGTAGGTGCCACCTATATTAAAAAAAATAAAGAAATTAGTGAAATTACATAAAGTAAGTAAGGAGATATTATATCATTTCCAATGCGGAGAATGTACTAAATGGTGGACTATTGCGGACCACCATTTATTATTAGAGGATACCGATAATTGGGTTAGTTGTCCACATTGTGGACAGAGACATAAAACAATAGAAAAGAGTGAGGAGTTACGATGATAGTAACCTTAGATTTACATGGTTATAAAATCACTCAAACTACCAATATTATAGATAGTTTTATTTCTGACCAACTTTTATTTGGGATTAAAAAAATAGAAATAATTACTGGAGATAGTAAAGACATAAAAAGTGTCGTTAAAAAAGTGGTAAAAAATTATGGGTTACAGTGTAAAGAACACCTATACAATAAACAAGTTTTAACAATACTATTTTAGATTCTAAGTTAGAAGTATTTATAAAGAAAACAATTATGCCCGAGTTTGGAACATATGGGATAGATTTTCCTTTTCAAGATAGTGACTTAGGATATTATTTACAATTAACGGAAACTCCAGAAGAAGAAATTAAAGCCAATTTAATTCATCTTTTACTGACGAGAAAAGGCACTAGATATTTTTTACCAGATTTTGGTACTCGACTTTATGAATATATATTTGAGCCGTTAGATGCACCCACTTTTGATTCTATTGAGGCAGAAATTAGAGAACAGGTGGATAAATATATCCCTAACTTAAAATTAAACACTGTTACCGTAACCCCAGCGTTAGATACCGAAGACTCACCCGGTACGATTGTAGCGGAAAATGACCCTAGAGTATATAGGATAGCGGGAGAGGGAACAAAAGAACATACGGCTAAGGTGAGGTTAGATTATACCATAACTAGTAACGCATTTGAAACTAGAGATTTTATTATAATTAATTTATAACGTGGCAAGTAACAAAATATCATACACTGAAAGAGATTTCGTAGGAATTAGGAGTGAACTTCTAAACTATGTACAACAACAATATCCGGAGTTAATCCAAAACGCAAATGACGCTTCTATTTTTTCTGTATTTCTAGATTTAAATGCGGCAGTCGCTGATAACCTTCATTACCATATTGACCGTAGTCTACAAGAGACTGTCCTACAATTTGCAAATCAAAAATCTTCCCTTTATAATATTGCAAGGACTTATGGACTTAAAATACCGGGAAATCGTCCTTCAGTTTCTGTCTGTGATTTTACTACTACGGTTCCTGTAGCTCAAGTGTCAGGTGGAGGAGATAAAGAAGATGTACGTTATTTAGGGGTTTTACAACGTGGAACCCAAGTACGTGGTGGTGGACAAGTATTTGAAAATATATACGATATAGATTTTGCTCTACCTTTTGATTCTACGGGAGCACCGAATAGAACTAAAATACCTAATTTTGATTCCAATGGAACAGTAGTAAGTTATAATATAACTAAACGAGAAGTGGTGGTTAATGGAATTACCAAAGTATTTAAACGTGTAATAACCGATACTGATATCTTACCATTTTTAAAAGTATTTTTACCTGAAAAAAATGTATTGGGGATTACCGCTGTAATTCAAAAAGATGGTACTAACATACAATCTATTCCTAAAGCTAGTGAGTTTATATCTTCTGCAAATCAATGGTATGAAGTAGACGCTTTAGCAGAAGATAAAGTTTTTGTTATAGATACCACTAAAAAATCAGACCTACCCGGCATAAAAGTAGGAAAATGGGAGATAGTGAATCAGCGATTTATTACTGAATATACCCCAGAAGGATTTTTCTTTTTAACTTTAGGTGGTGGAACTAGCACTTCCCAAGACAGTTTAGATGACCTCACTACGGAAGGATTCTCCATGGATTTAAGTAGATATATGAATAATATTTCATTGGGTACAACACCTAAGTCAAATACCACTCTTTTTATTCAGTATAGAGTAGGTGGTGGTAAAGCGACTAATATTGGCCCTAATTCTATTAATAGTTTTGGAACTATAGTTTTTGTAATTAATGGTCCTAATTCTAATATTAATACTTCGGTAGAAAATTCCTTACAGGTTAATAATGTGACTGCTGCAATAGGAGGTTCTAACCAACCTACAGTAGAGGAAATAAGAAATTATGTGGGATTTAATTTTTCTGCCCAAAAACGTGCCGTCACTATTACTGATTATAAATCATTAATTGATGGAATGCCAGGCATTTTTGGGGCACCAGCAAAATGTGGAATTATAGAAGAAGAAAATAAGATATTAGTAAATCTCTTATCATACGCGAGTGATGGCACATTAACTTCACAAGTAAGTAGCACCCTTATGCATAATATTGCAGAATATTTATCAGATTATAGGATGTTAAACGATTATATTTTAACACAACCAGCACAAGTAATTGATTTAGCGGTGGAAATAGACCTATTAGTTCAACCCTCTTTTAATCAAGGAGAATTAGTGGCAAATATAATTAATACAGTAAGTGATTTCTTTTCTCCCAATAATAAGGAAATGGGGCAAGACGTATATGTAGGAGAACTAGTTAAAGTAGTTTCACTTCAAGATGGAGTAACTAATTTAATTAATTTAAGAATATACAATAAAGTGGGTGGTCGTTATTCTAGTAATGAAGTATCACAAAGATATCTAGATGACAATACTAAACA